TCAAAACGTGAAAAGCTATGAGGGCTAATTCGATTATAATTATAGTTTCAATCACTCCATCAACCCCGATCCGCCGCAAACGTCACAATCCTCTCTGACGTTCTTGCCTGTTGCGCCGCCGGTGTGGTAGTCGCCCTGCCAATACACCAATTGACCCCAGCCATCACACTCTTTACAACTCTGCGGATCACACGACTTATGCTCCACAATATTACTTAAATAAACAATCATTCTAACACCTCATAAAAGTTGAAAACCGCGTGATGACCCGGCCATCTTGGTGGCTGCACCACGCGCCACAAGCCCATCCATTAGTCGATGGATTTGTGACTTGCTTTTGCCCATTTTCTGCGACAACTCACGCACTGTTGGCGTGTAACCGTATCGGCGGCGTTGCCGATCAATTACGATGCGAAGCTCAGCCTGAGCCTTTGTCAGTGGGACATCAATCATTGCTCAAAGCCTTAACTGTTAGGGTTGATTGGCGCATGATCTTTGAGGGCTTTGCCGGGGTGGTCTTCGCTGGCTGTGCCTTAAAGTTTCGCATGGGCCACTTGACGATGTGACGTTGATTACCGATTAATCCAGACGCCTCTTCATGGCTGCCCATGTGTTCCTTCAGTGCAGCCTCAGCCTCATCAATGTCGGCCTCCGCAGCCCTCTTTGCGTCCTTGGCGTTGATGAGTTGGCCCAGCCAATCAACATTCTCACCATCAAGCTCCAGCGGCGGTGCGCCATTATCGACACGGGGGTATGCTGTATTTCCGTCCGAACTGGTGAGGACAGGATACCAGTCAATGTCAAACTTGCGGCGTTCAAAGTCATGTATCGCGTCAATGATGTTTGATTGGATTGCTGCGTTTGCTTGATACAAGAATATGCGAAGCTCAATGCCTTGGTAAAGCACACACACTGCGCCCCAAGTGCATTGGCCGTTGACCGCAATCATTTGCCCCTGCAACTGAAGTGGCCCCCGATGCGGTGCCGGGCGTTCTTCGGGGCGTGAACTGGTCAGCTTGCTTTCCAAGATACCCAAGCCCTGAACGTACACTGGCCCATCGACACAATATATTCCCCTTGATGGGTCGCTGTGTACCTCATGCCCAATGCCGCCGTCTGCACGCCCATCTAGTGAAGCGGCAAATGGGAGCGTGTCGTGGACAAACGCACTATCGAACTCTGTCTCTAGGTTTTTTAGACCAAGGCGTTCGGCAGCAGTCTTTAGGATTGTTTCTTCTAAGGCGTCACCCCAGTCACAAGCCTCATTACCGTTGAACGGGTTGGGGTTTGGCCTGCCTTCGATTTCTGCGAGAACCTCTGCCAGCAAATCGTTTGGGGTTCCGTAAGGGCTTTGGGCTAGCAGCATTGGAACCCTTGAGGCTGAGAGAGTGTCATTTCTAGTTAGCTTTCCGACCATTAGTTTGCTCCCTTTGCTTTCATACGTTGAACTTTTGATCTCCAGATGCCAACACGGCGGTTTGCAATCCTCATGTCTTGCTTATAATTGCTCGAAACTAATTCGAGGACGCCCTTTTGTGTCTCCAGATGCTCAGACATCTTTTTGTTAGCCCACCGCGAAGTGTCGACCTGCGTTTTCATTGCGTTGACGCGGTCAGCCATCTTCCGGCTATGCGCCTCAGACTGAGCCACCGCGTCACGCAACGCAGTCAGCGTCTGGATAAGGTCAGCGCACAAACGCTCACCGTTTATAATTTTTTCATCCATATCTTTGATGATTTTAAGATGTTTAGAAAAGTCCATTAGTTTGCTCCTCCGAAGCGGGCCATCAAAGCCCACATATTCCACTGATCGGTAATTGCGTTTGTTCCAAAAACAATTGCAAATACCACAATAAATCCAACTCCAATAAAGTCCTTCATCCGTCATATCTCCCTTGATTTCTTTTGGATTTCCAAACGCCCGCATTATTACATTTAACTGTTGGCGGGACTTTATCTTCCCAGCCGTTCACTTTTAGGCGGTAGTGCGTCACGACAACGAAGCCACCGACCCATATCTCACCCACTGCGCACCGAACCTTCTTAACAATATGACCAGCCATTCTTTCGGCTTGGTAAATGGCATCGTCACGATACGGCATTGGGCCGATCACTGTTGGTCTAGTGAATGGATCACTGACGATGTACCAGCGGTGGTCTTGATCTGTTCTCATAATATTCTCCTTTGGTTGACGCGATCTAATCTGATCTGTTTCATTTTTTACCCCTTCAATTCGATAACGTGGGTGACGCGCTTGGTCTTCCAATGGAAGTCAGCGACCGGCACTGACATATGCTGGTCAGAGACGATGCCGTCCTTAACGTGCTGCATATGACCGCCGGTGCGAACAATGTATGAAACGCCGGGCTTGGTTTCCCACTCGACCCAAGACGCAAGCGTGCGACCCTTGGCGCGTGTCAGCTTGGCCGGACGATCATACATGCGGCAGAGCTTTACGATCTGCGGCACGTTAGTGCGGCCCTGCCACCGTGCGCCCAGCTTAAAGGTCTTGCGGCACAAATCCATAATCTCATCGACGCTGGCGTTGACCGCGTGTGCTACAGCGGTTGGGCCGCAATTTGGTAAAAGTCCTGACATATCAATTCTCCCTTGGTTGGGCGGGGCTGTTAAGCCTCCGCCTTTTTATTTAATTCTGTCATCAAATCAATGCGGTTTTGCACCGTGTCGTTGCTTCCCAAATATTTACGCATTGCTTTAAAAAGACGATTACTTGCTTTGGTTTCAGCAGCTTTAAATCCTCTTATGCTACTACTCCAGCAGCTATATGCTTGAGCGTCTGCGAGCTTGTTTTCAGCATCTACGAGTTTTTTATTCAATTTGATTAGTTCTAACATTTGGTAATCTCCCTTCCGGGCGGGGCCGTTAAGCCACACCAAATTCGATTGCTGCTTCTGCGAGCAGGCAGCGCATTTCTTCGTCAGCCAGATCGGCGCGGTACTGGTCATCACCAGTAAGCTTATTGCGCTGCGCCTTGGTCATCCACATGATGTGCAAGTCAAGGTCTTCACAGATATCACCGTCAGCGTTGCGCTCGATTGCAGCAAACTCCGCGTTGGTGTACTTGTCTTGGCGGTTCCAATCAATTTTAGTCATTTGGTAATCTCCCTGATTTCCCTTGTTTGTCCCTCTTACTCATTATATATATACATGATATCAACATATATCAAGAGCGATATTGCATTATTATTAAATTAATTGCAGAAAAATAGCACTATGCCTTTAATCGCCCAAATTTGCCCGCTGACGGCATGTAGGTGTTTTGGGGCATAAGTGTACCAAAAGGAAGCCAGAAGCGTTTTTTGCTTCCAGCAACGATCACAGAAGGGTCATAAAATGAGCGAAGTTAAACCAGTTTTGTTGAGGCTCAGAGCCTCGACCATAAAAATGCTAAAGTCAGAGTTAGAGTTATCGGCTCACCGCAGCCAGTCTTCGCTTGCCGATGAGTTGCTCGTCAGGCAGTTAGAGAGCAGCGCCCGGCAGCGGCACATCACCAGTGAGATGGATCGCCAAGCGGGGCGGGCCTGATGCGGCAGGGTGGGGGGCGTGCCAAGGGAGCCGCATTCGAGCGAGAGATTTGCAAGATGATCGAACTAGCCACTGGCAGAAAATTACGCAGGCGGCTATCTCAATATCAGGAAAAGAACCTGAGTGATTTGGAGCCAGCGGACAATAAGCCGTTTCCGTTTTTGATTGAATGTAAAAGATACGCCGCCGGTGTGTCGCCAAAATGGTGGGATCAGATAGTCACGGCGGCGAAGTCTTCAGCCAATACAAATGACGCTCTGCCATGCCTGATCTATAAGCTGGATCGGCAGCAGACGCAGGTGCGGATACCAATTCAGGCGCTTGTGGTGCTGGGTAATTCTTCAGTGGCCGGTGACATAGCGGAGACATACGACTGGAATTACACGACTACAATGGACTGGGATACTTTCGCAATGGTGCTGCGGGAGCATATAGCAACAATGAAAGGATAAAATAATGTTTGAGGCTTTGGTGGCAGTTTGTATTGCCTATTCATTTGACAGCGATAGAGTTAACCCTTGTAAGTTATACACAGAAG